GCAGATGGCTTCCAGTGACACAGAAATCTGGTCTTTCAGAGCCGTCAAGCTGTAAATTTCCAACTGCATTTCTCACACCCCCAGATAGGAATTGCGGTGCATCAATGTCACTCGCAGCTTTTTCACACCACGAACTGCCTCGACCCGAAAGGTATTTGTTCCTTCTTTTAGTGTCAGCCAAGTCGAGCCGGAAACCAGTCGGTTCAGGATGTTGCTGTCCACGCCATTTCTGGTCAAGGTAACAGTCTTGTTTCCGGTTTTCGTGGTAACCGTAATGACATCGCCGGTCAGAATATCACCTTTGATTTGCAGATATTCGCCATTTTCGTTGTAGATGGTCGGTGTCACTGCCACCACTTCCTGCGGAATGTCGCTGGGCAGTGCCTCAATTCGCAGCGTGAATCCGGTTTCATCGCCATCATTGGTAATGGAAAACAGATTGCTGTTGGAGTACACGCCCAAAGGAAACGGAGCATCGCTCTCCGGAAAAGGAAAATGAAATGCTCCGGTGATGCCGCTGTAATAGGCATAGAAAATATCCCGGCTGTACCAGTAAATATCCGGACAGAGAATGGAGATCTGCCCGCTGATCTGCTGCTCGAAATTTGATACTTCACAGGTTTCTACATACCCTTCGGCATAGACATCGATGTTCGCCGTCTTGTACCAGATCTTGATGTATCGGGACGGATTGACCACATGATACAGCTGATGCCGCCGTTTCTCGATCCCAATGCCAC